CCAGTTGGTTCTATTTACATGAACGCTACTGTGGCTACTAATCCTGCTACCTTGTTAGGCTTTGGTACTTGGGTAGCGTTTGGAGCAGGTAAAGTACCGATAGGTATTGATTCAGGAGACACTGACTTTGACACCATAGGAGAAACTGGTGGTAGTAAAGATTCAATCATACCCACACACAACCACACGGCTTTAACTACTTCTACAGACGCAGGTCACCAGCACACTTATGTGAAATATCAACGACTAGAAGGCGGTACAGGTGGTTCTACTTTTTGGGTAAGTACAAGCACTTCTAATACAGGTGTAGGTTACGCTCAAATAACATCTGCTACAACAGTAGCTGACGCAGGTGAATCAGCAACAGGTAAGAACTTACAACCGTACATCGTAGTTTATATGTGGAAGAGAACAGCTTAATGGATTTAGATATCTTACCTATTATAGAAGAAAACATAGTACATCATTTTTCTGACAATGTTTATGCTAGACAGATGGCAGCACCTGCAAATACTAAAATAGAAACACATAAACATAAATACGACCATCTTAGTATTTTATCTGAAGGAACAGCATTAGTAAGAATAGACGGTAAAGAACAACTATATCGCGCACCAGCTTGTATCAATATAGAAAAAAATAAAACACATGAGATTATAGCGTTAGACAATATAGTTTGGTTTTGTATTCATTCAACAGAAGAAAAAGATATTTCTAAAATAGACGAAGTAATAATAGAGGAAACTTAAAATGGCAATAACAGCAGCAGCAATTATGGGTGGGGCTACTGTAGCTGGTGGCTTGATGGGCAGCAGGGCAGCTAAGAAATCAGCACAAGCTGCTCAACAACAAGCAGCAGCAACTGTAGAAGCTGCTCGTATAGCTGCCGAAGAAGCTCGATTTAGACCAGTAGGAATTACTACTCGGTTTGGTTCTGCTACGCCACAAATAGATCCTGAAGGTAGAGTAGGCGGTTACACTTATCAAGGCTCTCCTGAGTTAGTTGGGTTACAAGATCAACTAAGTAGGATATACGGTACAAGCCTGGGTCAAGCTGAACGTGCTGCTGGTTATCAACCACAGTTTGAACAAGCTGCTCAAGGACTGTTTGCTTTAGGTGGAGAACAGATACCACAAAGCAGAGAACAGATTATGGCAGAGCAACAGGCTTTGCTACGTCCTTATGACATTGAAGAAGAACAACGATTAGCTGCTGGTGTATTTGGTCGTGGTCGAGGAGGGCTAAGTGTTGGTGCTGGAGGTAATCCAGAACTACAAGCATTAGCTGAATCTCGTAGTCGTAGAGACGCACAGTTACTTGCTAACGTAGATCAAACCTTTATGAACAGAGCGCAACAAGCTGCAGGTTTATTTGGTACTGGATCGGGTGTTCTAGGTCAGGGTTACCAGACACAACAAGCTGCGGTGGCTCCGTTTACAAATCAGTTCCAGACTGCTCAGAACTTAGAGCAGGTAGCAAGACAGCCGATGGACATTGGTACAGCATTAGGACAGCAGATAACAACTGCTAATACTAACGCAGGTAATCTTTTATTTGGTGGTCAACAGGCTGCTGCTGCGCTACAAGCTCAAGCTGCACAGGCTCAAGCTGCTCAGACAGCAGGGTTTGGAGCAGGTATAGCGTCAGCAGGACAGAACTATGCTAACAATGCTCTGATGAGAGATCTTTTAGGCGGTGGACAAACTCCTACTCCTCCTCCTGTTGCTCCTCCTGCTCCTGCTCCTGCTCCTGCTACTCCTGTAGATTACAGAATACCAGGTATGCAAGGTGGTTCAGGAGCTTTTACCCCGTTATCGTAAAATTAAGGAAACATAATGGCTAAATCCATCGCATCTTTATTTGGTCCTTCTGCTGAAGAGATAGTTTACGCACAGCAAGAAGCAGGTAAACAAAGACAACAGCAGCAGTTGCAGAATACTTTAGCAGCTTATCAAGACCCTATGGCTAGACAGTTTTACCAGTCTGGCTACAACATAGCTAGTGGTGCTGGTGGTCTTCTTGGTGGGTTATTTGGTGATACCCCTATGGCTGATCCTAGATTAACTAAGAACCTTAAACTAAGAAAAATACTAGGTAGCTCAGATGTTGAGGATTTAAACAACCCAGATAAATTAAAAACACTTTCTGCTTCGCTAGCAAAAGCTGGATTAATGCAAGAATCAATGTATTTTTCAGATAGAGCAATATCTTTAGCTACTTCTGCTTACGAAAGAGACTTTAAAGAAAGAAAGTTAGAAGCCGAATATGGAGCAACAAAGCCTACAGATTATAGAGTACTCAACGACGACGGTTCTATTTCTAATGTAGAGCAAAGAGGCAAGCGATATTTTAACTCAACAACTGGAGAAGAGATTACTGACTTTAGTTTAGTAAGAAAATCAAATGAGCTTAAAGCTTCAGGTGAAGCTAAACCAGCAACTAAACTTAGACTAAGAGGTAAATTCTTAAAAGATTCTGACTTTGATCCAAAAGTTAAAGATCAAATAGCTCAAGACATATCCGAAAGAGCTAATGGTATATTCAACGCTAATAGAGGCGCGATAGAAATGTCTGAAGCAGAAGAACAAGCTTACGATCAAATGGTCAAGCAAGGCGTTATTGTTGAACCTAAGTTTTTAGGTGGTCGTGGTGCAAGATTAAATCCATTCAGTAATTGGGAATACAATCCAACAGCTTCGTTTGTTGAAGGACGAAAAGATATATCCGTAGCAGATCCAGAGCAAAGCATTAAAAGACAACAAGCTAAAGAACGAGGTTTAAGTGAAACTTGGAATCAAGGGATAACCACTAAACAAATTAGGCAAACACCAGACGGCAAAGTGTTTGAAATACTTGTAGATGTTAACGGTAACGTTACATACGAAAGAGAGCTAAAGTAAATGGCAAAAGTATTTGAAGGTAAAAACATAAAAGACTTAGATCCTAGTAGTGTAGTAGTTACTGAAGAACCTTCTACTTCTAGAAAGTTTGCATACGAGTCTACAAAAGATCCTTCGTTTAGTGATGACTTTGCTATTCTTATGGAAAGTTATTTACCTATTGCTACTTACTTTAGTACAGACAAAGATAGAAACGACATACTTGCTATGGAATCTCCAGAGCAAAGAAGAGAATATTTATATAACAAATACACAACACTAAAAGAAAATCAATATGCTGACGTACTTCAAGCCGAACAACTTGATCCCTGGGCAAAAACATTAGCTAGTATTTCAGGAGAAATTCTTGACCCAATAAGTGCAGTTCCTTTTGGTCATGGTATTAAATGGGCAATAGGAGGTTCTGCTGTTTTAGGATCTGTCGGAGATGCTTTAGATCAATATGTAGAGACTGGAGAAATAGATCTAGAAAGAAACCTTAAAGTTGCAGCAGTGTCTGCTGTAGGCGGTGGTACTCTTTATGGGGCAGGTAAAGTAATAGGCAAACAATATGCTAAAGCTAAAGAAAAAAAATTAAATGCTAAAAAAGAAGATTACGAAAAAGCTAAAGTTAAGATTAATAAAGTTAATGAAGTAATCCATAACGCTAAAGCTAACGGAGCAGATAACTCTAAGTTAAATGAAATTATACTAGATGAGACAGGTTTTTCACAAGATGAACTTCTTGAATCAGTTGCTATAGCTGGCGATGATATTGTTATACCTACAAATAGTGAAGCTGCTCTTGGAGATTTAGTAAGCAAAGAAGGTTTAGATGCGATTGCTCGTATGAAATTTCCTATTCTTTCTAAACTATTTGAGCCGATATCTAATACTCTTTATAAAATAAGTCCTAGATTGTCTGGAAGATTGCGTGATGTTGAAAGACTTACTTATGAAAAAGTAGCTGTTAGGTTAGAAAAAATTAAACCTTTTGTTCAAAACTATTCACAATTAACTGCTGACAAACAGGTTCTTGTTTCTAAATATTTAGGCAATCAAAATTATACAGCAGCTAAACAAGTTTTTAAAGACGCTGGTTTAGACGTAGACGGTACGTCATTAGATAACGTTTCTGAAGTTCTGTTAGAAATGGCTGATGAGTTTAACGATGTAGGCGTTCAGTTTGAAAGAATGTTAGATTATTTTCCTAGATCAGTAAAAGATTTAGAAAACTTAAGAAAAAAATTTGGCGTAGAAAACAAAGATATTCTTGATGAAGCTAAACAAATATTTGCTAAACAAAAAAACATAGAAGTAAAAGACATTACTGCCGAGCAAGAAGCTAAAATAATTGAGTCTATCTTGTCAAACAGACCTGATCTTCTTCCGTCAGGTGGTTTTAAATCAGCTAAAGAAAGAAAAGTTCTTCAACTTACTGATGACATACTAGAATACTACGATGATCCTGCTAAAGCATTAGAAAATTATATTAGATTCGGTACGTCTAACATAGAAGAACGGGCTTTTTTTGGTAAAGGTAAAGACATTGAGGCTTACGACTTAGATTCAAATTTTATAGAGTCGACATCAGTAGGAGAAATTCTAGCTAAAGAAGGAGTTAAAGGCGATGATCTTAAAACTATTAAAGAAATACTTAAAGCACGTTTTTTAGCAGGAAAACAAAGAGGCGATGCTTGGTCAATAGGAGCAAGAAACCTAAGTTACCTAACTACTATTGTTAATCCTTTCTCTGCTCTTATTCAGTTAGGAGACATTGGTACATCAATGTGGATTAACGGTGTAGGAGATACTATGGCTGAACTTATCAATCAAGTGTCTAGGGGTAAAAAACAATTAACAACTAAAGACTTAGGTTTAGAGGACGTCATGGCTGAAGAGTTTACCAACACAGGTAAATGGGCTTTAAATATGCACAACTTATTTACTTATTCTGGCTTTAGAAAGATGGATACATTAGGCAAGAATACTTTTATTGGAGCGTCATTGAGAAGAGCGCAAGGTTTAGCTAAAACTAAAGCAGGTAAAACAAAACTAGCTGCTCAAAACAAAGAAACTTTTGGTAACGAAACCGACCAACTTATTTCTGATTTAGAAAACGGAGTCATAACGGACAATGTAAAGAAATTTGTATGGGATCAGTTATCAGATGCCCAACCTATTTCTTTATCTGAGATGCCGTTGCAGTGGTTGTTAGCTCCTAATGGAAGAGTAATGTATAGTTTAAAAACTTTTGCTATACGTCAGATATCAACAGGTCTAAAAAGAACACTTAACCTGTATGAAAAAGGAGCAAGAACAAACAATAAAGCAATGAAAAGACAAGCTCTTAAAAACCTTGTATCTTACTTTGCAATAATACCTACAGCTAACATGACTGTTGAAGAAGTTAAAGACTATATTAAATACTTAGGTAACGATGTAGAGATAGAAGATGAAACTCTTTGGGATAAATGGAGTACTAGTTTATTAAAGATGTATGGAGGTTCTGAATGGGCTTGGGATAAAGTTAAAAAAGGTGAGTACGCTACTGCTGGTTCATCTATTTTAATGCCTCCAGTAAAAAGTTTAGATCGTGCTGGTAAATTAGTAATGAGCGTAGGCAGTGAAGAAGGTTTAGATACAGGTGTTGTAAGAGATTTACCAGTAATGGGGCAGATTATGTATTACTGGTTTGGTGATGGTATTGAAAAAGAATTTGATAAAAACTATCGTAGAGAAATTTCAAAAATTAGGAGAGGTGAGGAATAATGGCTACTTTAACAGAACGCTTAAAGTTATTAGGTATCGGGCAAGGGGTAAAACAATACGATCCTGAGCCAATACCAGAAGGTTTTAGGCCTTTTGAAGGAAAACAAAATTTAGACACAGAAGAACTGTTGCAGTTAAACGGTAAGACTTATGTTGGTCCTTCTAGTTCTTCTACTGATTCTTCAATTCCTTTAGACACATCTCAAAGTGAAATGAGAAGTAGATTTCCTATTCCAGGTACACAGGCGTTAGCTAATGTTGGTTTGTTTACTCAACCTAATTCAATTCCTACAGTCGTTGATCCTAACATGAGAGGCGGTTTTGAAGGAACAGGAGAACTTACGCCTGGAACTACGATTGATGAATCAGGTGCATCTGCTGGTCCTAATGTTATTGATTTAATACAGGACCGTATTCAAACAGTAGAAAGCAACAACGGTATTCGAGAAGGAGCAGCAGCACTTTCAAAGACAGGAGAGTTTGCTGACGGAACTCTTATTAATACTTCTGGATTTGATTTATCTCAAGATCCTATAAAAAACACAGTCAACACACTTATTCAAACTTTATCAGAAAAAGCACAAGCTGTAAAAGATTTTGCAGAAAAACAAAAACAAGATTACCTAGACAACAGAAAGAAAAGAATGCAGGTCCACGCGTCTGAAATGGTTATGGACATGGAAAACCAGCTAATGAAATCCATAATGGAGAAGGAGAAGAAACGCAAACAACAGGAAGATTTACAGCAAGATTATTTTAATCAAATGGACTTAGAGAATCGAGTACAAGAAGCTAACAATGAAATGGATAAGACAAATTTTTATTTAAAACACAGTGGTTTGTTTGGTCAAAGAAGAAACAGTCCTTCTTACACTTCGGTTCCAATGACAGACCGTTCCACATATGCTCAACCTGAATATTATCCTAGCGATCCTTTTGAGATTAAACGGTTGTACGAATAATACAGGAGTAACTATGGCTGATGTAATAAACACAAGCACTTCTAACTTTATAGATTCTTTTGGTAATACAGTATTTACTGATGAAGGAAATGTTAACCCTTCGTACGATCCGTCCACAGGTTTTACTGGTGTTTATGATTTTAATAAACCATCTCATGTAACAGAAGCTATGAACAAGGGTTTCTATGGGACAGGAACCGATGCTGTTAAGCTGGCTGAAAAAGTAATCGGTGAGTTAAGCGATCAAGAAAGGTTATTACTTTCACACGAAGGGTTTACTACTGTACCTTATTTAGATACGGCAGACAGTCCTGTAAAAACGATAGGAATGGGACAAACTGGTGCTTACTATGATCCGTTAGATATACGCACAGGTTTTAAAAAAGCAGTAGCAGATAAAAGTAAGGCGGTAAAAACACAATTTGGTGATGCCTATGACGCAGCGTCTGATCTTAAAAAAGGTGCGTTACTTAGTTTAGTTTATCGAGGAGATACAAAATTCTCTAGTGGTAACGATCATACGTGGGTAGGCAAATATAAAAACGCAATAGCTAGTAAAGACCCTATTGACTTAGATGAGGCTTATGAAGAATTCTGGGATAACAATGAATACTTAGAGTTATTAAACGATGAAGCAGCTAATAAATCTAACTTAGGTGTGCTTTATAGGATAAGAGATAACTCAGAGATATTGTTTGGTAAGACTAAGTAATGGAGCAGTTCATCATCAACTTCTGGGAGATCATCTCAGGGCTACTGTTCGTAGTGTTCTTAGCAATAACCTGGAAGGCAGAGATTGGGGCACGCATCTCAGTGTTAGAAGAGAAAGTACGCGCCCTGTTTGATCTAGTTAATAATAAGAAAGATTAGATCTCACAAGCTCCTGCTGTACAAGCCAGAGTCTGCGCTCCTTCCACATTGTCATCAATCTCTATGAGGCTATTCCACTCAATGCTCTTTGGCATCTTATGAAGGAGTTCTTTATACTCCTCTTCAGTGCATTCCTCATAGGGTGCTTGCTTATATGTCCCACCATCATACGGCAAGAAGCTAACACCACTGACATCATCAAAGTTCTTCCAGATCCATGACCCTACCTCAGGCCACTCATGCTCCTCAACAGAGATAGTGACTGACGGCTTATGCTCACACCAATGCTTCTGATACATCAACCACAACTCTAAGTGTTCGATAGCTGTGATGTCCTCACGCAGTAGCGCACCATCAGGTGACTTCTTAGGGAAACTAAAGACAGTAGTAGACTCTGGTCGTAGCACACAGTCCTCAGACGGTATGCCCTGCTCAGTCATGAACGTGGAGAGAGGATCTTTCTTATCGCCTCGTACCCTGCGCACATAATACTTACTGTGTCTCGTATGAATCCCAGAGGCAGAGTCAACAAGCTGACTAACAGTGCCAGAAGGCTTAATACAAGTGATGGCAGCAGATACAGGGATATTAAGCTCAGTGGATAACTGTAAGTTTGTATCAACCGATATGTCTCTGAGTCCTTCAAGCATTGCCTTAGTCTTATCACTGGTTTCTCCCATGAGTTTGTTGTCCAGGATACCCGTCAATGACACACCGAGTAACCTCTCAGCTTCAGTGTTCTTCTGCCACACCTTACGAAGATAAGGGAAGTGAGTCATTGTAGACTGATACGTTCCTAAGATAGTAGCTAATCTAACCTTACGTTCGAGGTCTTGCCTAGTGTCTGTATCTCTGACTACTACCTCAGACAGGTTACAGAACTGGTAGGGTCTAAGGATAATCTCTGAACATGGGTTAGTACCATACTCGAAGTCTGTATCCCTACGTCCATTCTTCTTAGCTGTATTAACAGCAGCCTCACGATTAAAGATACCACGCTCACCACTGTGACTGTGATACAAGCTGGTCCACTCGTTAAGGAATTGACCAACGTCAGGCTTGGTAGCATACACAGCAGAGTTGTTAGCTAATGCACGTTGAGGGTTAGCCTCCCACCATTGACCGACCTTAGCGTGACGCATCTTGTCATCCTCTAAGTCAGACAGTGAGATCATAGCTGAACGTCTAACACCACCCACTACAACAACCTCAGCAACCTTACACATAATGTCATGACACTCTAGTGTGTTTAGCTTACGACCTGCTGCACCTTGAAACCTAGCGATAACAAACTTAAACAACTCATGTAAAGGTTCTGGTCCACTAGCCCTACCGCCAAACGTCTTGAGTCTAGCACCGGCTGGTCTAACCTTACTTGTATCCCACTGTGGTATCTCACCAGAGTACAACAAAGCAATGATCTGACGTAGTGACTTAGCCCAACCTTCCTTGCTATCAGGTACAACGATAGTTGTTTCGGAGTCAAACAATTGGTCAGGTATCTCAGGTAACTTGTCAACGTACTTATGTTCAACACTAAACCCTACACCCGTACCGCATAGTAGGATGTACATAGCCTCATCAAATGCTTTAGGATCATCAACCGGCATGTAGCTACAGTTGTATCCTGCGGTGTTATCTCTATCGAGAGCCTTACCAGCAGACATGATAGCTCTCATAGAAGGTACAACCTCCAGGTTCTTGATAGCTTCTCGCATCTCTGAGTCTGTCTCCATCGGGATGACATAGCTGTACTTAGTCTCCAGATGATTCTTCATGAAGTCCATGTATCTATCGACTGTCTCAAACCAATCTTCCCTACGTCCTTCTGCTTCTACAAATCTGCAATACCTACTCTTAGCAATGTACTCCTGGTAAAAATCCATCTATATTTCCTTTTTTAATAATTCATATTTATCTTCAACAACATCTTCAAACCGATCAAGTATATCTTCTGAAGTTAGATCCAGAAGCTCAATCAAATCAAGCTCATCAAACTGCATCAGCTTTTCTTTTAGTTCAGCGATTGTCAGGTTCATGGTCCTCTATCTCCATCTTGACAAGAGTAACATAACCAGCTATGTCCGACCAAGAATCTAGGTAGTGCGGATCACCGTTAAGTATTCTGGCTAACTTGTTAGCAATCATGTCAAGAGACTCTCGCATATAGTTAGGCATTGTTTCGTAGTTAGGTGAACTCCTCATGATCTTCTTTATATCCTGACTAATCCGACTAACGACTATGTACTGCCCGTAAGTATCACCTCTGGTTTCTAGCAGTTCTTCTACTTCCATATTTCTTCCTTAGATAATTTAAACTAATTGGCATTTCATCAAAGCTACCATTGTCTACTTCGTTTAACATCCAAACTCCTGACCAGCTGCCGTTTGTCTGCGGAGTTAAGTAGTCCTCGTCATGTTGGTAACAGATACCAGCAAAGATTCCTGTAATATTAGAACCGTCTGCCCGTTTACTAAATGATATAGCTCGGTCTTGAACGTGTCCCATAATACAACTCATATGCTTCTTCTGTAGAAGTAAACCAGGATTACTAACTGGTCTACCCATAACGCCTGATGTAAAGTAGTGACTGTATGCAATGTTATTTATTATTTTTACATCCAAAAAGTCTTGCACTTCCCAGCCGTATTGTTTGAGGTTGAAGTCGTTGTAACCTACCAGTCCTTCTAGTTTTCTATCAGACTCTATTGCTCTCTCGATACGTTGCTCGTGATTACCTATTAAGAAAACTAACTTAGGGTTCCATGTTTTCTTTCTGTTTCTCTTTAACCTGTTAATCTCATTGACAATAGGTTTCATCAATCTGTTCATCGCTAAGTTACCGGCAGTGATGTCAGACTGATACGTCCTACCTTCGAATGCTTTCTTGCCGACATCGTATACAGATAGACTAGGCATGTCCCAGTGATCTCCGAGGTGGACAATAACTTCTGGCTTCTTCTCGGCTGCGTACTTACCGACCCACTCTAAATGCTCAGTAGCATAGCCAGGTTTGCATTGGGTATCAGGGATTACTAAGTGTCTCATGTTGTTCCTTTAGCAAGTGTATGAAGTACTCAGCGTCGATAACTGCCAGAGGCTTAGAGTGATTCTGTTTAACTACTACAACAGGCTCTCTATCTTCTGGACAATTGTCGGCAGCTTGGGAATAGAAGGCATACAAAGCCATAGAGTTTCTTGACTTGCACTCAACTGATATACCTAGTGTGTCTCCGGCTTCTTGAGAAAACAGAATGTCTTCCCCTCCAGCACCCATACTAGTGGACCTTACATCGGACCTGGAAAAGTTGAACCTGTCCAGAAGTTTGTCTCGGAACCACTGTTGGAGTTTTCTTCCTTTTGCTTTTGCGCTTTGGGTTTTGATTGTTTTCTCCTTATATCTAAGAACTTATTCAATCTAACCCGTTTCATCTTAGTGATCCACCCTTTAGGTATATGTAGTCTTGAGTTAGATTGTTCGTTAGACAATGCAGCAGCAATACATATAGCTGAATCGTCCTCGGATACAACAAACCCCATGCTTAACACGGGGTGTACGTTAGGCTTAACATTGTCTTCCCAACCGCAGTCAGACAAAGCATCCCACCATTCAATATAAATTATTTCTGGGAAATCTTTGGTGTCCAAAGCTGACCAGATTTTCTTCGTATCCATAGTAATTGCGCCCTCTCAGTTAGTAACTCAAGGTTATCCTCATACGACTCTAAAACCGTAGCAAATAATTGTCTCTCGTTTTTACAATCCTTCAGTATCTTATTGGCTTTCACGGGACCTATACCCACTAATCCTGGGATGTTATCTACTCGATCACCTGTCAGTATCTGAAGGTAGAAATGTTTGATGGCTTCTTTCTCGGTAATGTAATACAGATTGTCCTTGACAAAGTTATAGTGCCATCCCCGTAACATATCAAGGTCTTTATCTAACGACATAACGCAAAAGGATCCAGCCTTCATAGTGTAAGCTGCAATTCCAATTGCGTCATCCGCTTCTTCCCCTTCGCTTAACTCGAATCCCCACTTGTCCATGAGGTACTGACGCAGAGCTTCGTAGTGGTTAGGCTTTCTTGCGCCACTACGATTCCCCTTGTACTCTTTCTCGTTAGCTATCTTGTACCGGAAGTTGGTCCTACCAGTGATGTAACCAGAGAAGTCATCTACGTAATCGAAACGTAAAAGGTTAGTAACATAATTACCCATCCGACTAATAGCAAACTTTTCATCATCATCATCACTCGCAAAGCCAATCCGATACACAAGGATATCACCGTCAATCAGTGCTGTTGCATTATTGAGAGACGGTCTACCCATTATACTGCTTCTAGTGCATCCAGTTCTGGGTCACTAGCTGAAGGTGCGTCATAGTGAATCAGGTTGGTAACAACTACCGTCCCCCGAATCCCTGCTGACACGCCCTTCTTACCTTTATAGTTGTAGCTATAAGGGTCAATGATGGCAACACAATCAGAGCCATTACCAATCTTACCTGTAATCTCTACGCCCTCTGAGTCAACCATCTTGATTGGATAATTACTCTTGCAAGTTACATGAAACTGCTGATCTTCTTTATGCTTGACATCAAGCATCGCTTCATCTTGTAACTTGGCTACTGCTTTCTCAGACAGTTGACCAATGTCCACACCAAACCTACCATCATCGTAAGCCTCATTGTGTCGTGACCAAAATACCTGACCTTTTACTTTTACTGGTTTCATTTAATTTCCTTTAGTTAATGTGTAGATGCCCAGTTCAGTCCTACTTTAAATTCCCCGTCTAATGGGCATCGTAAGTTTAGACGGATTCCAGCTTGACGGATGGATTGTACTGCGAAGTGTCCAACCGTTTCCGCATCTTGTTCGGTTGTTTCAATCTGCCATTCATCATGTACATTGGCAACAAACCGAGCATCCATATTAGCATGGATTAACTTTCTGTTCAACATTATTAACGCTTGCTTCATCACTACCGCACCAGCGCCCTGTAGTAATGTGTTCAGTGCTGCATGTTGTGACCGGACAATCAACCTACGACCATCCAATCCAGGTAACCATTCCTTCTCAGCCAATCGACTCACCTTGTCCTTCAGCTTCTGCAAGGCTGGCGTGTTCTTTAAGAAACTATCAATCAATCGTTTACCTTCTCGCTCACGACCACCTACAATCGCTCCGATCTTAGCAGGACCAGCACCATAGAGAAACGCATAGATAAACGTCTTGGCTTGGTCCCTATCAGTTAGTCCGGCAGCCTTCATGTTAGCTGTATGAATGTCACCGCTGAGTATCTCTTTGGTGTAGGTAGAATCATCCATGTAGTGTGCAAGCATTCGTAACTCTAAGCCTGAAGCATCAGCACCGAGTAGTACATTACCGTCCTCTACCGTCCATACTGATCTACACTCCTCACCATACTCAGTGCCTACCCTCGGTACTTGAGCTAGGTTAGGTTTACTGTGGGTCATTCGTCCCGTGATTGCTCCGTTGGTTCTGACCTGACAATGTACCCGTCCCCTTTCAGATACATTCTCAACCCACGACTTAACTTGAGCCACCCGTTTCTGAAGGAGTAGATATCGCAGAATAGGTTTAGCTTGAGGGATTCTAACAGTTTGTAATACTTTCTCATCGACAATCACGCTACCTTTCTCAGTATGCTTTTTTGGTTTCCATCCCAGAGTCATCAAGCGTTCCGCTATTTGCTTACGGGAACCTGGGTTGAATATGGTTACTTTATCCTTCAATCGCTTACCTGTCTTGTCGCTATATCGCTCAGCGGTGATCGGTTGAAAGACTTGCTGTAACTCTTCCTCAATGTCTATAAGGCTTTGCTGCCAATCAGATAGCATCGTCATACACTTCGGTACATCTAGCTTAAAGCCGTTTATTTCTTGCTCTTTAACGACAATAGCTGTCTCATGCTCAAGATCAATTGACTGACCCCAGTCCAGTAAACTAGAACTAAGATGTGTAAATAGTGCATGAGTGATTTCAACATCCTGTATACAGTACTCCACCATGCTGTCAGATAAGCCACCATCGAAGTCACTGAAGTCCCCTTTTTTTAGCCCTAGTCTCACGCCCCATGAATCGAGAGAGTGTCCTTTTTCTAGCACGGGGTTTAGTAGTCGAGACATTATCAACGTGTCTCTCAATGGGTTGGAGTTCGTCTTCAAATTCCATAGCTTCTTCAACACTGGTAAATCGAAGCCGATTATGTTGTGACCTATCAGCGTGTCTTCCGGTTCGACGTATCTTAATAACTCGCTTGCTGTTTTCCATACCTTAACTTCTCCGTTGTCAATATCTTTAGTGACTGCACACCATATCTCAGTGGCATCTAAGCCATCAGTTTCAATGTCAATCGCTAGTCTTTTCATAGAGCATCCTCCTCGTGTTTTTCTATCATCCTACCTGTTTGCTTATTGTATAGCAACCGACAAGCCGGACCAGTCAAACCGCTGAATCTATTCTTGAGTACCCTTACCTTCGTTGTATGTCTTTCTTCTTCGTCATCATGCTGACCGTTACGTTCAAGACCTATCACAATATCCGCTACGTTACCCTGAGCCGATGACCCTTTAAGATGCGCTAGACTCGTTGACGCTCCCTCCTCGTGACCCTTGCCTTCAGGTCTCTTTAGGTGCGAGACACCGAACAAACATATCTCAGTTTCTTTAACCAGGATACGCAACTCTCGCATGATCTCTTCCAGTGCTTCTCTCTCTGATCCTCTCTGCGCTCCGGCAACAATGATACTTATGTGATCCAGGAAAATGTACTTACAACCTAGACCTTTAGCCATGTACCTAACACGCTTGATGATCTTGTCCTTGTCTAGCTCACCGTTACTGTCAAGTAGAAACAACCGACCCGTGCCTAACGTAGCCTCGAAGGACTCTCGCAGTTCCTTGTCCGATACCTTAGTGGTTGGTAGGTGCAGTAGTTTGTTGGCGTGCAGTGACATCATGGACCGAGCAGTGGTGCGCACTGTTTCTTCCAGGAACAATAGCCCGATGTTGTCCTCACTGTTGTTCAGGATATGGTACACAAACTCTCGCATGAACTGCGACTTACCAAGCCCTGATCCGGCAGCAACAATCACCATCTCGTTAGGTCTGATACCGTAGGTCAAATCATTCAACCCTTTGTACGGGTAGTTGATAAGACTGTCTTCCATTGGTGTACTAACTATATCCCACAAAGTGCTTCCATCCACAATACCGTCAGGAACAAAACGTTCGGCTGACCACCAGTCTTTCATAAAGAGTTCGTGTTGTTTAGACTGCAAATACTCGCTTGCATCCTTGAACTCACCGCTATTCTTGACTACTTTAACTTTGGACCCAAACAAATCCGCCACTTGTTGGGATGCTTCCTTGCCTTGAGGGTCGTTATCGAAACACAAAACAATCGTATCAAAACTGTCGATGTACTCGAAGTTATTCTTACAATCGTTTAACGCTGACCCTGCCCCGTTGCGTACTGATACGACCGCATGCGTACTCACGCCCCCGAACATCTGCCAGGCACTCATAGCATCAAATTCACCCTCGCAAATCGTCAGTATCTTTTGACCAGATGAAAACAAATGCTGACCGAACAGTTTACCATCACGCCAGTTACCCGATATAGAAAACTTCTTGTCATCGACCTGACGTTTCTTGTAAGCCACGATGTTTCCCTGTTCATCACAGTAGGGGAAGTGGTATTGATTATCTACTTCTATAGTACCAAAAAACTGACAGGTGTCTCTGGAAAGTCTCCTATCAATGATCGTTTTAAACTCCCCTTGAACACGAGAGAAGGACTGCTTACTGTTCACAACCTTGAGAGATTCCTCACTAGGTTTAAACGTTGCCTTACCGCATGAGAAACACTTAGTCCCCCAGTCGTACACTGTCAGCGCATCACTGCTCCCACAGTCCGAACAAGGTTGAGCCGTTAGTATCTGAACACCCATAATACAAATCTCCTATCTATATATAACTATATAGTTTAACTATTAGAAACTATTCAAACCATATAATAAAAATAATAACTAATAACTAACTAATTAATACTACTAGACACTACGTCTTGCTCAATTGATACTTCCAGTAGGTCCATCATGACTTGCTTTACCCCGTGTTCACGCATCAGTTGAGCCATATCCGACAGCACCGCATAGTAGTGCGCTTCATCCTCTGCCACGTCCTCGTTCTCTAAGTCCATCATGAGTGGTCTCCCTTCAGTTGTTTAGTCCAGGTTTCTTCGTCCACTAGCTGACCGTCAATTAAGAAACGCTTAGTGTGATTAGTCCAAAGTAATTGGTACTTAGGTTTCCCGTTGCGGTACACTTCGTAAATGGTTTCGGTTTGTTTCTCAGAGTTCATCAGAGTCTCCAGGTTGAGTTGTAATGTCATCAGGGTAGGGTAACCCCTCATCATAGGTTATATCATCGTCAGCATGCTTTAAATCAGGTCTATCGAGCATGAATACATCGTCCATGCCACTACCGGATAAACAATCATTACATAAGCTAATAAATTCTAGCTTCAAGTTTTTGCGAGTTGCCTCATAATCTGATAGCAACCCGTCGCACGCTAAGCACTTCATTCGTTCGCCCAGTACTGATCGTCCTCATACCTCAGAACAATCAGTTCATCATAGGCGTCATCTTGCTCTAAGCTCCGGTACTGTCCGAGGTACTGACACACTTCCCCGTGACTCATTGACAACACGTCATCAGTGATCTGGTCCAGTCGCGCATCGTTCGATTGATTACTCATTGTTTACCTCTCTCTGTAAATAAATGGTTTGTTCGGCATCACGATTGCCACAGTTCCCACACTCCTCGACAAACGAATCGTGTTCAGGGTAAACGTGAGCGCAAAGTAAACATTCAACTTCTAGCTTCATTAGTTGTACTCCTCATCGTCAGTGTCAAAGACTAAACAAATCTGCCCTTCGATCCCACACTCTACTTCATCGA